GTATTGTTTTACTGCTGGTGTTTGCTGGCACCATGTTTTATCAAGGTACGATGATTTTAAAAGGTCACCGTGGTTATAGACATTGTGATCGTGACAAACAGAAATCAGAAGAGACAAGACGTAGGATTGAAGAACTATTAAAGGACAAATGAACGAGGAAGAAATTATCTTTACTGATAGAGATGAGGAACTTTTACGTCAAGCCATGAGATTTTTAAAACATAGAGAACTAATGGAAGAACCTTTTGATGGATACTGGGAGGATGGTGATGACATCTAAAACTATCATCTTAATCGGATGCTTCTTACCGTTGGCGATCATCTACATAGTAATGAAATTATCTGTATGGATTGCTGCTGTTAATTCGGAAACTGAGTATGTCAGAGATGAATCCCTCAAACCACACGGACCCTATGTGGCAGATGCATATGCAGACGTTGATGAAGAGGAAGAAGAATATGGAGATCGCACAGACTATCGATGACGCTTTGTTTGAATACTACTCCGAAAAAGAAATGGAGGTTCCACAGTGGAAAAGGAACAAAGATCCCCAATGGTGGATCGATTACTTAAAGGAACTTGGGATAGACCAATAATGGAACATCTGTTAGGAAAAGCACTTGCAATCGTGGCGATCCCTTTTGTGATCGCCACTCTTTTTATAGGTTCAAAAAAAGGACACTACTACGATAGTGACAATTATGGCGGAAATGGAACATCTCACTAGAGGAAAATAAAGAATGTTGACAGTAATAAATTATGTTACGGCCTTTTGGTCAATGGTTATTGTCCCATGCGTAACTGTTCCCTCGAATTGGGAGCAATGTTCAAAAATAGACGAATGGTTATTTCCCGAGTTAGTTCATGCTTGGGAATTGAAAACAAAAAAGGTTGTTCCCTATCAAGCAGAAAAGGAGTATTTGCGTGGAATTACTTCTGAAACCTCACGAAAATCTAAATGATCCTGTCTGGTCTGTAATTATTCTTCTTTGCTGTGGACTAGTATTTACGGCATATTGTGTCATATACATACTAAGAATGGCCTTTGAGGAAATGGACAATGGGAGCAATGGTTCCTCCTAGCAGAAAATCCTGCTATAATTTTAGAGTGATTGAAATTAACCGAGTAGTCGATGGTGATACGATTGATGTAACTATTGATCTTGGTTTTGATCTTTATAAAAAAGAAAGAGTTAGAGTTGCTGGTGTTGACACCCCCGAAAAAAGAACGAGAGATGATGAGGAAAAGGCACTGGGAATTGATGCAACCAACTGGATTAAGGAGAAACTTGAAGGTGCTATCAGTGGCGACGATGATCTCGTTATCCGTACTGAGCTTGTTGGTGGTATGGGCAAGTATGGGCGTCTTCTCGGGTGGCTCTACATCGGAGACGCAGAAGTCTCTCTCAACGAACAAATGATCACCGAAGGATATGCCTGGGCATATGACGGTGGTACAAAACAAAAAGATTTTGAAGAACTCCGCGAACTTCGTAGAGCGAATGGAACATTGATTTGAATTTAAAATGGAAGACATCTACTTAGGTAATCCTAATCTAAAAAAGGCTCACACAAAAATTGAATTTACTCCCGAACAGATTGAGGAGTTTATCAAGTGTAAAGAAGACCCCGTATATTTTGCAAGAAACCACATTCAAATTGTTTCTCTGGATGAGGGTCTGGTTCCTTTTAAGATGTATCCGTTTCAAGAAAATTTGATTCGGAACTTCCATAAACACAGATTTAATATTTGCAAGATGCCACGACAGACTGGTAAGTCTACAACGTGCGTATCGTATCTTTTACATTATGCGATTTTCAATGATAATGTCAATATTGCCATTCTAGCAAACAAAGCATCAACTGCAAGAGACCTTCTTGGAAGGTTACAACTTGCTTACGAGAACTTGCCCAAGTGGATGCAACAGGGTATCATTGTATGGAACAAGGGCAGTGTTGAACTCGAAAATGGATCAAAGATTCTCGCCGCATCTACGTCTGCATCTGCTGTCCGTGGCGGCTCCTATAATATCATCTTTCTTGACGAGTTCGCGTTTATCCCGAATCACATTGCTGACCAATTCTTTGCCTCTGTTTATCCTACTATCTCGTCTGGACAAAACACCAAAGTAATTATGGTGTCTACGCCACACGGTATGAATCACTTCTACCGTTATTGGCATGATGCAGAAAGAAAAAGGAATGAATATGTTCCTACAGAGGTTCACTGGTCTGAAGTTCCAGGCCGTGATGAGGCGTGGAAAGAACAAACAATTAGAAACACTTCAGAGTCACAGTTCCGTGTTGAGTTTGAGTGTGAGTTCTTAGGATCTGTCGATACTTTGATTGCTCCAGCAATTTTGAAGACGATGGTCTATGAAGATGCCATCCAATCAAATGCTGGACTGGATATCTTTGAGAGACCTAGAGAAGAACATAATTATTTGATGACAGTTGACGTTGCCAGAGGTATTGGTAATGACTACTCAGCTTTCCTAGTATTTGATATCACAGAGTTTCCTTATAAAGTTGTAGCGAAATATAGAAACAACGAGATTAAACCGATGCTGTTTCCTAGCATCATTCAAGAAGTAGCATCCCAATATAATAGTTCTTGGGTTTTATGTGAAGTAAATGATATTGGCGAACAGGTTGCCAATATTCTACACTTTGACCTAGAGTACGACAATATGTTAATGGCTTCTATGAGGGGTCGTGCTGGTCAAATAGTAGGACATGGTTTTTCTGGTAAAAAATCTCAGATGGGAGTAAGAATGACTTCTGCGGTAAAGAAGTTAGGTTGCTCTAACCTGAAGACTCTAGTTGAAGATCATAAGATCTTAACCGTAGACTATGATATTATATCAGAACTCACAACATTTGTCCAAAGAAAGCAATCATTTGAAGCAGAAGAAGGTTGTAATGATGACCTTGCAATGTGCTTGGTAATCTTTGCATGGTTAGTAGCGCAAGATTACTTCAAAGAAATGACGGATCAAGATGTCCGCAAAAAAATCTATGAAGAACAAAAGAATCAGATCGAACAAGACATGGCACCATTTGGATTTGTTGCCGATGGATTAGATGATTACAGTTTTGTTGATTCTGATGGAGACAGGTGGTATACGGATGAATATGGTGATCGAGCATTTATGTGGGAGTATAAATGAGTCTTGATGAGGATTTTGGCCTAGAGCACCTTTTATTTCAGCAAAGGACGTGTAGATCTTGTGGGATCAAAAAAAGTCTGATGGATGATTTTTATCTCACAAGAAAAAATAGAGCCACTTTTTCATCAGCATATTCATACGAGTGTAAAGAGTGTACTATAAAAAGAGTTGTTGCTAGTAGAATGGTTTCCAAAGTTCTTGATAAATGGGAGTATCCCGACTGGTAGTTTGTTCATGTATCGTTTCCCCACTTGAAGCGATCAAAATTCTAAATACTTACAGACTTATTCTGGACCCCCAAAGAGGAGTATTAAGATGCCACTGAACTTAGCATCTCCTGGCCTTGTTGTAAGAGAAGTAGATCTTACTCTAGGAAGAATCGATTCCACATCCGACAAGACAGGCGCTTTAGTCGGTCCTTTTGCTAGAGGACCTGTAGAACTTCCAACCTTAGTTGCCAACGAAGCAGAACTGCTTGACAACTTTGGTCAATCATATGACCTCGACAAACAGTATGAGACTTGGCTCGTAGGTTCTTCTTACCTCGCTTATGGCGGTGCTCTTAGAGTCGTTAGAGCAGATGATGACGAACTTAAGAACGCATTTTACAGTTCGGTAGGTTGGGGAACTGGTCCTAAGATCAAGAGCGCAGAACATTATAGCGATCTTGGTTATGATGACAACACCATTACAAATTATGATGTTGTAAGTCGCGACCCTGGTTCTTGGGGTAACAGTCTGAGAGTTGCGTTGATCGACGGTAAGAGCGATCAAATTATTTCCCTCTCTGGAGTATCCACATCGCTCATCACCGTTGGTATGGGTGTCTCCCAGGCAATTCCTTCTGGAACAGTTATTCCTGGAATTGGAGGAACTGCTCTTCTCGACGGTCACCTGAAGGGTATTGTTACAGAAGTCCGCGAAGGAAACGTTATTGAAGTTAAGGTAACTCAACACGTCTCTTCTGCTGGAGTTGTAACAAACAAAACTTATACCCCCAACGGAGTCTACAGATTCGTCGCTGGTGGCGGTGGTGTAGAGGGTGTTAAGATTATTCAAAGCACCGGTTCTGCAACAGACTTCCTGACAAACGGAACTTCTGCCCTCTCTTCTGAAGCAAGCCCTGGTGCAACCACCTTCACTCTGACTGGAGATCTTTCTGCAGTTGTTGCTGCTGGTTCTTCTGTTTCTGTTGGTAGTGCTCTGACTGCTGTTTCGGTTGGATCTGTAACCTATAGTGGTGGAGTTACATCGTTCATCATCGGTGCTGGATCTACAACCGCAGAAACAATCGCTGCTGGAACTGCTGTCACATTCGCAGGAAACCTCAGAAACGGAACTCCTAGAGACTGGTTCGACGATCAAGGAATCACACTTTCCAACGGAAACGTAATTGCTTGGAATCAAGTTGCTGAGCGTCCTGGAACTTCTGGATATGGCGAAGTAAGAGCCGCTCTGAATGATGAAGTTCACGTTATCGTTATCGACGATAAGGGAGAAATCTCTGGTAACGTCGGAACAATCCTTGAGAAGCATCTCGCACTCTCCAAGGCCACTGACGCTGAATTCTCTGTTGGGGACGCTTCCTACTACAGAAAGTATGTCAAGGCTCAATCGGAGTACATCTACCTTGGTGGTGAACCTGCTGGAACCAGAGCAACTGGATTTAGCACCTACACCGCATGGACCGCTGCCACAGATACTGCTTGGGATCAAAATGCTCAAGGCATTATCTTCGCTGGTATTGGTAATACCAATATGCAACTTGTTGGTGGTATCAACTACGGAGCAAAAACTGGAGTAACAAACACTGCTGCTAACGCTGGTGGTTTGACTGCTTCTGCCGCTAACATCAGAGCAGGATTTGAGTTATTCGCTAACGCAGATAACTATCCCGTTGACTTTGTTTTGATGGGATCTGCAAACTACGGTCTTGCCGAAGCACAAGCAGTTGCTCTGAAAGCAATCGACGTTGCTGAAAGAAGAAAGGATGCTCTGGCATTCATCTCGCCCTACAGACAAGCAATCATCAGCGATGCAGCTGCTGGTTCCGTAACCGTAAACTCTGATACTGACATCACGAACAATGTTGTTGGATTCTTCGGTCCTCTGACATCTTCTTCGTATGCTGTATTCGACAGCGGTTATAAGTACATGTATGATCGCTTCAATGCTACCTTTAGATATGTACCTCTGAACGGAGACATTGCTGGTATCTGCGCTAGAAACGATATCAACAACTTCCCCTGGTTCTCTCCTGCCGGAACTCTGAGAGGAACAATTCTGAATGCTGTCAAGGTTCCTTATAACCCCAACCAGCAACAAAGAGATGTTCTTTACAGCAACAGAATCAACCCTGTAATCTTCCAGTCTGGATCTGGTATTGTCCTCTTCGGAGACAAGACTGCTCTTGCTAAATCTTCCGCCTTTGACAGAATTAACGTTCGTCGTTTGTTCTTGTTCCTTGAGAAGGCAATCTCTGCTGCGGCCAAGGATCAACTCTTTGAGTTCAACGATGAGATCACAAGAAGCAACTTTGTCAACACGGTTGAACCTTTCCTGAGAGATGTTCAATCCAAGCGTGGTATCACAGATTTCGTCGTCATCTGCGACGAGACAAACAACACCGCTGCTGTAATTGATAATAACGAGTTTGTGGCTGATATCTACATCAAACCCGCTCGCTCGATCAACTTCATCGGTCTGACATTCGTTGCTACTCGCAGCGGAGTTGACTTTGAAGAAGTCATCGGAAACGTTTAATTCCTTAAATATCAAAAAAGACTAGAGGTCCCACAATGGCAAGTAGACAACAACTCAACCCTCCGGCTTTAAGGAAGATCAGTGATTTCAAGAGCAAGCTGACTGGTGGCGGTGCCAGACCTAATCTATTTGAAGTAGCATTAGCGTTTCCTGGTATTGCCCCTGCAGACAACAACGTTCTTGATAAGGCAAGATTCTTGGTAAAGGCAGCTGCGCTGCCTGCTTCCAACGTCGCTCCTATCGATGTTCCTTTTAGAGGAAGAATCCTTAAGATCGCTGGAGACAGAACCTTCGATACCTGGACGGTAACCGTCATCAACGATACCGACTTTGCTATCAGAGGTGCATTTGAAAAGTGGATGAATGCTATCAACAACGTAGCAGATGCCACTGGCGAAAGCAATCCTCTCAACTATAAGTCGGATGCTTATGTATTCCAACTGAACCGTGAAGGAGAAACAATCAGAACATATCGTTTCTATGATGTGTTCCCAACCAACGTTTCTCAGATCGAACTTTCGTATGATTCTTCCGATACTCTGGAAGAGTTCACTGTTGAACTCCAAGTCCAGTACTGGGAAGCATACGGAAACGGTGGAGACATCACTGGTTGAGGCAGCATAAATAGAAAGGTAGAAATCGGAATTAGATAATGCCCAAGCTATTTGGCTTCTCAATTGAAGACACCGATAAGAAACCCAAAGGCGTAGTCAGCCCTATTCCTCAAAGTGATGAGGATGGGGTTGACTATTATTTGTCTAGTGGGTTTTATGGTCAATATGTTGACATCGAAGGTGTCTATAAAACTGAAGCTGATTTAATCAGACGTTATCGTGAGATGGCGCTGCACCCAGAAGCGGACAGTGCTATTGAAGATATTGTCAATGAGGCTATCGTCTCTGATTTGAATGATTCTCCGGTTACTGTCGATCTACAAAATCTTAACGCTAGCGAAGATGTAAAAAAGATCATTCGCAAAGAGTTTAAGTACATCAAAGATCTTCTAGACTTTGATTCCAAGTCTCACGAGATTTTTAGAAACTGGTATGTAGATGGAAGAATCTATTACCATAAAATCATCGATACGAAAAATCCAGAAGAAGGCCTTCAGGAGATTAGATTTATCGATGCTCTCAAGATGCGTTATGTCAGACAAGAAAAGAAATTGTCTGAAGAACAAAGAGCCATTAAGTCAAGTGGTTTAAACAATCGCATTGATCCAGTAGATCAAATCTCTAGAGGCGTGTCTCCTGAGATTGAGGAGTATTTCGTGTATACTCCTAGAAGCATGTATCCCACACAAATTACTGGTGGTGGTGATGCAAAAGGAATTAGATTCTCGAAAGATTCTATCACATATGCCACCTCTGGTTTAGTCGATAGAAACAAATCTATTGTTCTTTCTTATCTACACAAGGCAATCAAGTCTCTCAATCAACTCCGAATGATTGAAGACTCTCTGGTTATTTACAGATTGTCTCGTGCTCCTGAAAGAAGAATCTTCTATATCGATGTAGGTAACCTGCCCAAAGTTAAGGCTGAGCAATACCTCAAAGATGTGATGAACAGGTATCGTAACAAGTTGGTTTACGATGCTGGAACTGGAGAGATTCGTGATGATCGCAAGTACATGTCCATGTTGGAAGACTTCTGGCTTCCCAGAAGAGAAGGTGGACGTGGTACTGAAATCACCACTTTGCCTGGCGGACAAAACCTCGGTGAACTTTCCGACGTAGAGTATTTCCAAAAGAAACTTTACAGATCTCTTCAAGTTCCCGAATCAAGAATTGCTGCTGATGGTGGTTTTAATCTTGGACGTTCTTCCGAGATTTTGAGAGACGAACTTAAGTTTTCCAAGTTTGTCGGCCGTCTCCGCAAGCGTTTCAGCAATATCTTTTTAGATCTTCTCAGAACTCAACTGCTTCTCAAGAACGTCATCACTCCCGAAGATTGGGATATGATGAAGGAGCACATTCAATTTGATTACATTTACGACAATCAATTTGATGAGTTGAAAGATGCCGAACTGATGAACAGCCGTCTCGGTGTTGTTTCCCAAGTAGAACCTTATCTTGGAAAATACTATTCCGTAGAGTACGTTCGTAGAAATATTCTCAGACAAACTGATGAAGAAATCATTGAGATTGATGCTCAGATTGAGGATGAAATTGAGAAGGGTATTCTTCCCGATCCTGCAGAACTTGAAGGTATCGGTGCAGATGGACAACCTACAAATTTAGGTGATGTTCCTCAAGATGAAGAAGTTCCTGCTCAAGAAACCGAGGCCCCAACCGGCGGCGAGATCTAATCACTGATAAATAGATTATACAGGTTTGAAAATTAACATGACTCCTTCTGAAATTATTGATGCGATCATTGATGATCGATCTGCATCCGAAGTCAGCGATGCTATCAAAGACGTTCTTTTTGCAAAGTCGTCTGGAAGAATCGATGACGTGAGAGGAACTGTTGCCACAAGTCTTTTTGGCGACCCAGATCAAGAAGATGAGGAAGATGAAGAGTATGACTCCGAAGAGGAGTATGATGAAGACCAACAAGAGGATCAAGAATAATGTCACGAACTTTGCTTCTTGGAGCACAAGCTGCTCTACCAACAACTGTTGGAACTGCATCTAGTTTTAGTCAAGCAACTGTTGTTCGTTTGTACAATTCTGATACTGGCGCTCACCTTATTACTCTATTAGATTCAGATTATCAAGGAATCGGATCTATGACTTTGGCAGCTGGAGCAACAGAATTTATTGAGAAGAACCATAGCGATCTTCTTCTCGCTGCCAACGCATTAGTTCTTGGTGCAAAAGTAGGATTTACCGTTTAAGAAAATGAAACTCATCAGGGAAGAAATCGAACAGGTTGAAATTGTCGTTGAAGAAAGAAACGGCAAAAAGAATCTGTACATTGAAGGCATTTTCCTTCAAACAGAACAACCTAACAGAAACCGTCGCGTCTATTCCATGGAACTCATGGAAAGAGAAGTTAAGAGATACAATGAAACCTTTGTTGACAAAGGTCGAGCTCTTGGCGAACTCGGTCACCCTGATGGTCCTACCGTAAACCTCGATAGAGTTTCCCACAAAATTATTTCTCTGCAAAGAGAGGGTAATAACTTTATCGGAAAGGCTAAAATTCTTTCCACCCCCATGGGCAAAATTGCCGAGTCTCTTCTAAGTGAAGGAGTAAAACTTGGTGTTTCTTCTCGTGGTATTGGAACTCTTTCTCCAACTAGAGAAGGATACAACATGGTCAATGATGACTTCATGCTTGCAACTGCTGCTGATATTGTAGCAGATCCTTCTGCACCTGATGCTTTTGTCAATGGCATCATGGAAGGAAAAGACTGGGTTTGGGATGGTGGAATTCTCCGCGAAAAATATGCAGAGAAAACATACAAACAAATCAATACATTAGTTGATACTAAGAAACTCGAAGAGAACAAACTTAACCTCTTCCAAGATTTCTTGGCAAACTTGTAATTTATAAATACATTTAGGTTAAATTTAACACGATTTTTTCGGAGAAGTTAACAATGTCCGCTGGAAAAAACTTACAAGAAATGGAGAACCCTGTAACCAGGGGAGCGAAAGCTGGCGAATCGATGGACTCTTCTACTAAGACTGGTTATGTCCCTGGACATGCCCAAGTAGATGACCTCGGTGGCCCCACTCCTGATAACTACAAGCCCGACGATGACTCGGCTAAACTGAAAGAGCCTTCTCTTTCGCACGTCCGTAATGTAGTTAATACCAAAGCAAAAGCAGCGGAAGGTATGGACGCTTCTAAGAAAAATAGCTACGGCGAAGAAGTAGAAACCAAAGAAGAAATCGTGGATGAATCTACCATCGAAGAGACTGTAACCGAAGAAGAGGTTAACATCGAAGAAGATGTTGCCGCTCTTTTCTCTGGAGAAGATCTCTCTGAAGATTTCCAAGAGAAAGCGAAAGTCATCTTTGAGGCAACCGTAAAGGCTAAAGTTTCCGAAGTTCGTGAGCAACTGGAAGAAGCATATGCTGCACGCATTGTCGAAGAAGTTGAAGAGATCAAGGAAGAATTGGTCACTCGCGTCGATGCTTACCTGGAGTACGTTTCCGAAGAGTGGATCAAGGAAAACGAACTGCAGATCGAGCACGGTCTCAAAACAGAAATGACCGAATCGTTCCTCCAAGGAATGAGAGGTCTCTTTGAAGATCATTATGTGAATATCCCTGACGATAAATATGATGTTGTCGAAATGATGGTAGACAAACTTGATGACATGGAGGCAAAACTCAACGAGCAAATTGAGAAGAATATTTCTCTGAATACGAGGCTCGGTGAGTCCGTCGCTGATCACATCCTTAAGGACGTATCGGAAGGACTTGCTGTAACTCAGAAGGAGAAACTCGCATCTCTTGCAGAAAGTGTTGAGTTTGAGAGTGAAGAATCCTATCGCGAGAAACTGGCAAACCTGAGAGAATCGTATTTCTCCACCGAGAAGGCTGCCAAGCAAGAAGCAACCGAGACATTGACTGAAGGCATGGAAACCGTTCCTGCTGCTCCTACTGGACGCATGAACGCATACCTCCGCGCTCTCGGCAATAAGTAATCTCGCAACCCCTTTAGTAAACTCAAACAATCACAGGTAAACGAAGCATGTTTAACTCACAACAGCTTCAAGAGAAGTGGGCTCCCCTTCTGGATTACAATGGATGCGATCCTATCAAGGATCCCCATCGTCGTGCAGTAACTGCCGCTCTCTTGGAAAACCAAGAAAAGTTCCTCTCTGAGGAGCAAGCATTTAATCAGGGTCACAACCTGATGGAAGCCCCCACCCAGTCTTTCTCTGCTGGTGGTGGTGCATACTACCGTGGTTCGGGCGGTACTGACAGTGGCAACCCCACTGGTGGTTTCGACCCCGTTCTGATCAGCCTGATCCGTCGCTCTATGCCCAACTTGGTCGCTTATGACCTGGCTGGCGTTCAACCCATGAGCGGTCCTACTGGACTGATCTTCGCAATGCGTTCTCGCTATGAGAACATGAACGGAACCGAGGCCCTCTTCAACGAGCCCGATTCGGCATTCTCCGCTCAGCGCGAAGGCTACGACGCAAACCAAGGCGACTACACTGGTGGTACTGACAGTGACGGCACTGTTGGTTTCGGTACAACCCTTCAGCGTGGTTCCAACCCTGGCGTTCTTGATCCTAATGCTGGTCCTGGCGACTACAGCGTTGGTCAAGGTATGAGCACCCTGAACTCTGAGACCCTCGGTGAGAGCGGCGACGAGTTCAACAAGATGGCATTCTCGATCGAGAAGGTCACCGTTACTGCTAAGAGCCGTGCTCTGAAGGCAGAATACTCCTTGGAACTTGCCCAAGACCTTAAGGCAATCCACGGTCTGAACGCTGAAGCTGAACTCGCCAACATTCTCTCGACTGAGATTCTGGCTGAGATCAACAGAGAAGTCATCAGAACCATCTATAAGGTTGCTGAAGCTGGCGCTCAAACCAACGTCGCTACTGCTGGTCAATTTGACCTCGACATCGACTCCAACGGTCGCTGGAGCGTTGAGAAGTTCAAGGGTCTGCTGTTCCAAATCGAAAGAGATGCGAACGCTATCGCCCAGAGAACTCGTAGAGGGAAGGGTAACATCATCCTGACTTCGGCTGACGTTGCTTCTGCTCTGACCATGGCTGGTGTACTTGATTACACCCCTGCTCTGAATGCAAACCTGAACGTTGACGACACTGGCAACACCTTTGCTGGTACTATCAACGGTAAGTATCGCGTTTATATCGATCCCTTCGCCAGCAACAGTGCTGCCCTGCAGTACTACTGCGTTGGATACAAGGGTTCCAGCCCCTATGACGCTGGTCTCTTCTACTGCCCCTATGTTCCCCTCCAGATGGTTCGTGCCGTTGGAGAGAACACCTTCCAGCCCAAGATTGGCTTTAAGACCCGCTACGGCATGGTCGCCAACCCCTTCGCTGAAGGAACCAATCAGGCATACGGTGCTATTGCAGCGGGTACTAACCGCTACTACAGAAGAGTTTCTGTCAAGAACCTCATGTGATTTAATTCACACAAACTCCAAGGGACCTTCGGGTCCCTTTTTTTATGCAATAAATAGACTGCATGGAATACAAATTCAAATATCATTGGGGTGGGGAAGATAATTGGTACACCAAAAGTAAGAGGTGGGCCAATAAACAAAAATTCCCATTCAATCATCTGGCATTAGGCATAATCGAATGGTTATGGGTAATGTGGGTTCATGGTAAAGTTGACATGGAGATGACCTCGATAGATAAGCAGGTCAATGAAATTATGGAACAATGGGAGGAAAATGAAAAATCCAAACCAGAAATCGTGGAAGAAGGAGTATTTGGAGAAGAAGGCTGGTCTATCGGCATTTCAAATCCAGTTGTTGAAAGAAGGTCCGAAGAGCCTGACACAGGCATGGGCTTTGAGCGCAATGAAGTATGATTACAATAGGTACTATGCCAAGAAATAACGTGAACAAAGATGAGATCAAATGTAGAGTCTTGAAACTCAAGGATGAACTCTACAGTGGATTGCAGTTTGGGAAAAATGGTGAGTGGCATGACGGTGCCCATGACGCCCTAAATAAAGTATTGGACATCTTACAAGAGTATAGATCGTGACTAGATCGGCCTTTACCCAACAAATCACAAACAGAAATTTTCTGTCTCCAGTTGGTTTTAAATTTACCCTGACAAAGGCACCTAAGGTAGCATTCTTTTGTCAGCAAGCTGGACTGCCAGAATTAAGTTTGGGTATTGCAAATCAACCCTCGTATCTCAAAGATGTTCCCGTTCCTGGTGACAAATTAGAGTATGGAGACTTGTCAATTACTTTTCTAGTAGATGAGAATCTAGAAAACTACATGTCTATCCATAACTGGTTATTGGGATTAGGTTTCCCAGAATCGGGTGATCAGTTTGAAGAATTAGTAAGTGATCCAAATGAGGTATCACGATACGGAAGAAATCAAGCTCAACCAGATTACAACCAACAGTACTCAGACGGTTCGCTAATCATACTCAGTAGTATGTTCAATCCGTTGCATACGGTGAGATTCAAAGATCTGTTCCCATATTCACTCACAGGTCTTGACTTTGACGCAACATCAACGGACACAGACTACTTTACAGCAACAGTAAGTTTCAAGTATACTTACTATACAATCACCGATATGTCTGGAAATAGACTAACGACTGATTTTGTAGATTAACCCTGATTTTTTACTTTATGATGAGTCTTGATGAAGTTCAAAAAATGTGGGAAAAGGATAGCGAGATAGACAAAGACGATCTTGCCAACGAAGCCCTCAGAACTCCAATGCTGCACTGTAAGTATTGGGATATATACAATACGACCACACTTCTCCGAGAGAAAGTTGTGGACGGATACAACAAAAAGAAATTAGAACGTTGGAATTATTACACTGGTAAAGCACATCCAGATGTATATGAAGAAGATCCATTCCCATACAAAGTAAGGGAAAAGGATGCAATCATCAGATATATTGAGGCTGATGACCAGTTGTCAAAAATATCTCTTAAGATCAAGTATTATGATACTCTTTTGAAATTCTTAGAAGAGATTATCAAATCACTCAACAACAGAGGATTTGCTATCAAAAATGCTATTGATTGGATGAGATTTCAAAATGGAATGTAAGAATGAGTCACTTAGTTATCGGAAAAAAGAATGAGGTATATCTCCGCGTTCAAGCGGAACCTCATATTTTTTACGAACTATCAGATCAGTTTACATTTGATGTTCCTGGGGCTAAATATATGCCTCAGTATAGAAACAAATGGTGGGATGGTAAGATCCGTTTGTTCAACATTCAGACTGGAGAAATATATGTTGGTCTGTTAGATAAACTAATTCGATTCTGCAAAGACCACGGATATACATACGAGTTCACAAAAAATAAGTTCTACGGCACTCCGTTTGAAGTCAATGAAATGATTTCAAAGGAGGGTGTTAAGGACTATATGAATTCTATTTGTTCTCACACGCCAAGAGAATATCAAGTCGATGGCGTTTACGATGCATTGAGACACAATAGAAGATTATTAATTTCACCCACGGCTTCTGGAAAGTCTCTGATGATCTATTCGATTGTCAGATATTTTGTTGAGCACCAGAAAGATATTTTAATTGTTGTTCCAACCACTTCCTTGGTTGAACAGATGTATAAAGACTTTGCCGACTATGGTTGGGAGGTTGGTTCCAATTGTCATAAAGTATATGGTGGCAGAGAAAGAACATCTGAAGCACAGGTTATTATAACAACTTGGCAATCAATTTACAAGCTTCCAAGAACTTACTTTGAAAGATTTGAAGTTGTTGTTGGAGATGAGGCTCACTTGTTTAAGAGCAAGTCACTGATAAGTATCATGTCCAAGTTATGTGACTGTAAGTATCGTTTTGGTTTTACTGGAACGCTCGATGGATCACAAACCCACAAATGGATTTTGGAAGGACTCTTTGGTCCTTCATATAAAACTATCAACACTAGTGAGTTGATTGAGAAGAAGAATCTTGCAGAGTTGGATATCAAAATTCTTTTACTCAAACATACTCCTCATCAGTTTGATTCCTATGAAGATGAAGTTCAATATATTATAGGTCATGAAAAGAGAAACAACTTCATCAAAAATTTAGCTCTTGACCTCAAAGGAAATACGTTGATTCTTTTCAATCGTGTTGAGGCTCATGGACAACCACTTTATGAATTAATAAATACCTCAGTGAAAGAACATCGAAAGGTGTTTTTCATTCACGGTGGAGTTGATACAGAAGATAGAGAACAAGTACGGACAATTACTGAATCGGAAAAAGATGCCATCATCGTGGCTTCTTATGGAACATTCTCCACTGGTATTAACATCAAAAACCTACACAACGTAATTTTTGCTTCGCCTTCCAAATCTAGGGTTAGAAACCTTCAATCAATCGGTAGAGTTCTTAGAAAAGGAAACAACAAAACAAGAGCAACACTTTATGACATCGCTGATGATGTCACCTTCGCCAAGAAAAGAAATTATACACTTAATCACTTGGTAGAAAGGATCAAGATCTATAACGAAGAGAAGTTTAATTATGACATCGTAAACATTAGCCTTAAGGATAAATGAACGATACAGAATTTTATGCAGTATTAAAACTAGTTTCTGGCGAAGAGATTTTCTCTCTAATCGACATTGATCTGGAGCCAGAGGATCCAATTATTATCTTACAAAATCCTGTAAAGATGAAGATCATCACAAAAGGTTTGATGGTCCAAACAAAGATTGAACCCTGGATGAGTCTTCCAGAAGATGATATTTACATGATCCGTCTTTCCAATGTCATCACAATGACTGAGATCAATCCTTTGGAAAATGACGATCTGATCGAATCTTACAATGAGTTCTTGCAAAGAGTTGCAAACTTAAAGTCACCTGACTGGTCATTTGAGTCTGAGATCACCAACAAGATGGGATCGCTCGGTACAGTTTCGGATGCTAGAGGTAAACTTGAGAAAGACTTTAAACTTCCTCCAGCCATTAAAGAAGCTTCTAATTGATCTCTGAACCTCCACAAAGGTTATTGTACAGGTATTACAGCACCTTGTCAAGCCCTGTAATTAATGTTATAATATCCTCAAGATAAGGGAGAGTATAAGTGCCCAAGAAAAGATCTGAACATTACGTCAATAATAAAGAACTTCTTGAGGCAATAATCGTCTACAAGAGTAAGGTTGCTAAGGCTAAAGAACTGGGTGAACCGAAACCCATCATCTCAAATTACTTGGGTGAGTGTTTCCTAAAGATTGCCACGCACCTATCGTACAAACCAAATTTCATCAACTATATGTTCAGGGATGATATGATCTCTGATGGAGTTGAGAACTGCGTTCAGTATATTAACAACTTTGATCCAGAGAAATCAAAGAATCCTTTCGCATACTTCACTCAAATTATTCACTTCGCTTTCTTGCGCCGCATTCAGAAAGAGAAGAAGCAACTTGATATCAAGAATAAAATGATCGAGAGAAACGGCTATGATGAAGTCATGGTTGTTGACAATAATGTGCTGTCAGGTAGTCATTCAGACTATAATACCATTAAAGATAATATTCAAACTAGACTCTCTCGATGAAAGTTGCTATTATAACTGACCAACATTTTGGTGCGAGAAAAGGAAACCAAAACCTTCACAGACATTTTCAGAGGTTTTATGAGCGAGTCTTTTTCCCAACTCTTAAAAGAGAGTCGGTTGATGCTGTCATCGATATGGGCGATACTTTCGATGCTCGCAAAGGTATTGATTTTTGGAGTCTCAACTGGGCTAAGAATAATTACTACGATATTCTTAGAGACCTTAAAATACCTGTACATACGATTGTTGGCAATCATACTGCCTTCTACAAAGACACTAACGACCTTAACTCAGTTAAATTACTCTTACGAGAGTATAGTAACGTCATCTGTTATGCTGACCCTACTGAAATAAAAATTGGGTCAATGAAATCATTGTTGGTTCCTTGGATCAATGATGAGAATAGAGAAAAGACCATGGATATGGTCAATACAACAAAAGCAGATGTGGTCTTTGGACACCTTGAGTTATCTGGATTTTATCCAAACAGAAACTACATGATGGAGCACGGTGATGATCCATCAATTTTTGAGAGGTTTAAGAAAGTTTTCTCTGGTCATTATCACCACAGGGGACATAAAGATAATATTCATTATCTTGGCAATCCTTATGAAATCTACTGGAATGATGTTGATGATCCTAGGGGGTTTCACATCATTGACACGGAAACTTTAGAAGTCGAACAAATCAATAATCCACACAATTTGTTTGAGATTCTTTATTATCGAGATGACTCTCCACAGATGTTTAACGCTACTCCGTTTAAGGATAAGCATGTTAAGTTGATCATTAAGGAAAAGTCTTCCGATGTAAAACTCGAACAGTTCATTGATAAGTTGTACATGGCTGGAGTTGCTGACTTAAAGGTCATGGAGAACTATAATGTACAAGAGTCTGAAGAGTTTACTGTCGAAGAGACTGAGAATACTATCTCAATTTTGAATCGATATGTTGATGACTGTGAACCCGAATTCGATATGGATAAGGGTAAATTGAAAAAAATTCTTACGGATGTTTACTCACTATCTTGCGAATTTGAATAATGTACATCTTGATTTATGGAGATAAAAACTCCGAAGGCGCATATGCCGTTCTTGATAAGGACGGTAACAAAGTGTTATTCTTCTTTGAAGAGGATGAAGATGCTGAAAGATATGCTATGATGTTAGAGTCTAATGAAGATGTTTCTTTAAGAGTTATCGAAGTTAATTTTGCTACAGCTGTTAAAACCTGTGCTGAAAATGGGTATCGCTATAGTGTGATAACCCCTGGCGATATTGTTATTCCTCCAAGAATCGAAGATTAGATTATGATCACGTTTGAGAAAATTCGCTGGAAAAATTTTCTTTCTACTGGCAACTATTGGACTGAGATAAACTTAAACGAGCACCCACACACCATCATTGTTGGTAAGAATGGGTCTGGTAAGTCTACCTTGTTGGATGCTCTATGTTTTGGGTTGTTCAACAAGCCATTCAGAAATATCAATAAACCACAACTAGCAAACAGTCAGAATGAAAAGGATTGCGTTGTTGAGGTTAACTTTAAGATTGGTAAAAAGAAGTATTTGGTAAGGCGTGGAATCAAACCAAACGTCTTTGATGTCCTTGTTAATGGCAAACCACTACATCGTGAGGCTGATGACAGGACAAATCAAAAACTTCTGGAGCAAAATATTCTCAAGTTAAACTACAAATCTTTCACTCAGATTGTTATTCTTGGTAGCAGTGGATTTGTTCCATTCATGCAACTCTCAACTTCTCATCGTAGAGAAGTTATTGAAGATCTTTTAGATATCAAGATCTTTTCGGCCATGAATATGATCATTAAGGATCGTATCCGTCAGGGAAGAGAAAAGGTAATCAGTCTTGACAATAAGAAAAATAATTTGGTTGATAAGGTAGAACTCCAATCAAAACTGATTGAAGAGATTACCAAAAACGGTCAGAAGATTATTGAAGAGAAACAACAAAAGATTAAAGACATTCTAGAAGAACGTGATAATCTTGAGGAAAATCTAAGTGCATTTAAAGTCAAACTTCGCGATTTAACGGCTGAGATTGAAAAAGTTTCTAATGCATCTAAGAGTGTCAGGAAACTACAAAACTTGAAGGCAAAGATTGATACTAAAAAAGAGAATTGTGTAAAGGATCATACATTTTTTAACGAAAATACGGTATGCCCTACCTGCATTCAAGAAATCGAAGAAGAAAATCGGTTAAATAGAATTGCGGAGCTCGATGCTTCTATAAACCAGCTGGTTGAGGGTCTCAGTGATCTTGAGAACAAAATACAAGAAGAAGAATCCAGAGAGAACCGTTTTGTCGAACTCTCAAAGGAGGCTACTTCTCTAACATATGAAATTTCTAACACCACAAATTTGGTTACTCAACTTGATAAATCCAGAAAAACTCTGGAATCTGAAATTCAAAGAGTTACCGATCAGGTCAAAAATAGAAATTCTGAGTATGACAAGCTAGAAAAGTACAAGGCAGAGTTAAGTTCTAGTTACGAAAACCTATCAGAGGAAAAGAACAATCTACAATACAACGACTTTGCATTCTCCCTCCTTAAGGACGGTGGTGTAAAACGCCAAATTGTTAAAAAGTATCTACCTCTGATTAATCAAAAGGTTAATAAGTACATCCGCATGATGGACTTCTTCATCAACTTTAATCTTGATGAAGAATTTAACGAAACGGTTCAATCACCGATTCATGAAAAGTTCTCATATGCTTCCTTCTCTGAGGGAGAAAAAATGAGAATTGACTTGGCTCTGCTCTTCACCTGGAGGGAAGTCGCTAAAGTTCGTAATAGCGTCAATACAAATCTTCTTATCATGGATGAAGTTTTTGACTCATC